CCCATAAAAAGGGAGGAGCCGGTGAAATGTGGGTTTCACCGGCGAGTTATGAAAAAAAGTTTTTTGTTCAAACAAGTTTTGGGGTTGCTCTTGTTTATGTTTTAAGTATAGAGGAGAGATATGAAAAAAGTTTGTAGAAGTTGTAAATAAACTTTGTACGGCTTGTGAAAAAACTGTGAATGCATAATTCAGATATTTTATAAACGATTATAGCCGATATATGCGTTTCGGCTGTTTAAAGATGAATAAATATGAATGGAAAACACCGTAAAATAACATTGGTAGTAACGTACTATGTAACAAACTATACAACACTATACAACAAACTATACAACACTATAAAATCCGTTCTATTTCTGTCCGGAACCATTCTAAATCCATATGAGTGTAAACTCTGTAAGTTAAATCTTTTATCGAGTGCCCCATAAATTTCTTTCGAGCAAAATTATCGACACCATATTCCTTTGAGTATGTTGAGAAAGTATGTCTTCCATCATGGAGGACATGTTCTAAAATTCCAAGTTCAGCTTCTCTTTTTAACAAAGAATTTCTAAAAGAATTTTCGATGTATCTGTATGAACCGTGAAATTTTTCAGTTCTGCCAAACAGCATAGGTCGTCCAATTTCAATAGCTTCGTAATAATATTTTTGTATTATAGGTAAGACCTTTGAATGAATGGGGACTGTTCTATTTATACCGTTTTCAGTTTTAATACCACCAGTATATGTTCTGTTTTCAAGATCAATATTATTAACAGAGAGAGTAATGACTTCGCCTGGTCGCCAACCAGAATAGCATTGTACGAGTGTCATGTCAATGAAGATGTCACCACTATTACTCCAAAGAATTGCTAACTCATCTTTAGTATATGGCCGGCCTACCCTTGATTTCATACCTGCCTCTTTGCTTAAGTTAGTAGTAAACGTCCTGGCATAGTTTTCTGTGACTATTCGTCTGAAGACCGCGTAATCAAAAAGAAGATTATATAAAGTTTTAATATTACCTTTTATTATGGCGGTTGCACCAATTTTTTTACCAGCCTCGTTCCCCTTTTCGCCTATTTTATAGGCATTTTTAATGTGATCCTCAATCATTGCTGGCATAAAATTCACAACTTTTATGTTATACACCGGTCCGCAGTACTTAAATGTAGCATCGTAAGCTTTACGTCTATTATCATCTAATTTATTATCTTCAATATATTTGGGTAGCCATGTGTCGTATAATTCTTTTACAGTCAAGTCGTTTTTCAAATCATAGGGATTCTCTTGAAAACTGAGTATAGCTTTATATGCATCTATTTTATCAGTGTAGGAACCAAGAAAGTCGTATGTATAATAGCTTTTTCCTGTATCTTCATTAAGCGTGAGCTTGGGATTAACCATTGCTGCAAAAGGTCGCCGACGATTACCTGGCAATGCTTTTATGGTTCCATATCCGTTTGGTAAGCGCATTAATGATTGCTGGTCTGATTTCTTTGGCCTGCCTCTTTTGTTTTTACTCTGATCTAGCGGTAGAAGAGGGTAACCGCAGTGAGGACAGGTAGTTGCTTGAGTGCTTATTTGTCCCTGGCATTCGGTGCATTTTATTAATGACATAATATCGTCCTTTCGTAAAAAAGAGTATAAAAATAACACTATACCGGTTTACAGTTTAGTGCCAGGATGATACAATGTCTTTGCAAGAATAGCATGTATCGGCACTGCCGGTATAATCTATGTGAAGCCGTTCGGTGTTGGTAGCACCGGGCGGTTTTTATGTTTTAAATATTAATAGCATTTTGAACAAGGAGTTCTTCCAAGTGATTCTGCTTCTGATAATGTTTTGTGAGATGGATTTTTCATATTGCTGCAGTTTGATTTTGAGTGATATTTTGTTCCTGTCCGGGAGACCCACACCATCTGTTCTTTATTATTGGCCTTAGAAGTACTCTGTGAGGTTTCTTTTGCTGGTTGTGTAACAGTTACTTTTTTTTCAGTTCCACCATTGTTTGAAGTTGACTTATTTGCTGGAGCAGGATTTTGCACCGTTCTTGTTTGCACGTTACCGGAAACGACTAGTGCGCCATTAGAGTTTACTGTTTTTCCATCAGGGGTAATGGTGTCTACCAAGCAGTAGCCGTTTTCGTTGAAATAGTAGTATTCGGATGTGCCGTCAGCATTTCCATCAATCCACTGCCAGCTATTAACTGGATAGGTGCCATCATCGTTTTGATACCACCAGCCATTTTGATCTGATTGCCATTGCCCAGCAAAAGAAGTGAAGCTCAATGCCAAAGACATTACTGCAGTTGCAATAAATAGTTTTAACTTTCCCATACTCATTCCCTCTTTTCTATGATTTTTATTTAAAAGCCATAGGCTATTTTAAATCTAACTCAAAATTAGGTTCAGTCTTCCCACGGAAAAAATTCAGGTATTGTTTAAATAAGTATTTTGCATCATCTTCGGTTAACTCGTCTACCATTTTGTTACGTTTATCAATATCAACTTCCAATATGATTGTAGTAGCTCTTTTTACAGAAATCATCTTATACATCCCCTTAATATATTAATATCCACCCATGCGATACTGTGCTAACTGTTCAAGAATATATTCTTCGCTGTTGAGAAAATGACGAATATTAAAGAAATTAGAATCATAAGCATTGTTTTCTATTTCTTCAATTATTTCGGTCGGAGTGGCTATTTCTTCACAGGGGAAGAACCAATCACGAATGTCACTATGTAATTCTTTGTTTTCCCAAAAGCAATAAGTTTGGTATTCGTTTGCTATCCGGTTGGCAGCCATGCATGATACGTTAAATGTATTGCAAATCTTCTTTACGGAAACACAATGCAAGTGATACATTGCAGATCTGGGCGCAAGAATATTGCTGGAAAAGAAATCTGCTTCTTTTTCGTTTTCTGCGCAGTTGCCTGTATGTCCAAGAACTATATGACCAACTTCATGCATTAAAGAAAAACGTTGGCGTTCTATATGCGGAAAATGGTCATTATAAAAAATTGCATTCTGAAGAGTAAAAGCATCATTACTAACTTGAAGGCAATTCTTTTTCTTGGGCTCGGTAAGCTGCGAATATCTAAATAATGGAATTCCAAGGTGTTTAATTATTTTAATACAATCAATTGGAAAACTTCTAATTTCACATTTCTTATATACTTCTAATATCTTTTTAATAATATCTTGTGGCTCCAACAAAGATCTCCTTAATCATCGGACAAGAGAGTTTTTATAATGTCCTGTTTTTGTTCGAGCGTGAGTTTCTTTCCGTTTCTGGCAATTAAACTTTGAATGTCTTCATAGGTTGGTTCGTAAATATTTCCAGCCTCACCTCTTGCCATCTCATCTAACCCCTCAACTGTAATACCCAATTCTTTGCAAATTGATATTACAATATTAACACTTGCACCGCCGACACCTCTTTTTAAAATAGAGTATAGTGTGCTTTCTGATATACCACATTTCTCCGCAAAAGCTCTTTTACTGAGACCGGTATCATTAATCAATTTTTCTAATATTCTAGCTTTTTCCATTTTTTCACCTCACTTAGTACAACAATAGTATACGCGCAATTACGCGAAAAGTAAAGTTAAATATTCGCGAATACGCACATATTGTTATAAAACAAAATATTCGTGCAATTGCACGAACAAACAACTTGACAATGCGTGCAATTGAGCGTATTATATAAGCAAGGTTAGCGCAGTTGCGCAGATGATTGGAGGTGAGAATATGTATAAAAATCTTCTATTTGCAATGAATGAGAGAAAAATAACGTTCACGCAAATATCTGAACTGCTCCAATGTCAGTTAAGGACAGTCTCAGAAAGGTGCAAAGGAGTGGTAGACACAGAATTTACTGTTAGCCAGGCGCTACTAATGAAGAAAGTGTTTTTTCCCGAGTACGACTTCAATTGGTTGTTTGATAAAGAGAAGTTGTCAGTATAATATAAGAACGCACGTTCGAATAGCTATAATATATCACTGTATTAGGAACGTGTCAATTAAAAAGGGGAGATAAGTAATCTCAATAATAACGGAGGTGAAAGGCATTGAAAAAGAATCGTGTTAGAACTGCTACGGCAGCAAAGATAGTTGGAGTTGACCGCGGGTTTTTCATTGAAAAGGTACGAACAGGAAAATTCCCAGGATCTTATGAGAAAAATGGCAGTAAAGCAAATGTAGTAGTGCTTGCAGTAGAACTGGCGCAGTTTCTAGGAAGAAGTATAGAAGAAATAGATTCTGCAGTTGAGGAAATAGAAGGGGGGTGAACCAGGAGTGAAGAATTTTTCAGAATCAGAGCAGAAAGGTGTTAATTTAATACCTATTTCAGAACTGGAAAAGCAGATTATGTCTGGTAATTGGTGTCCAGTATGTATCAACGATGGCCGGATTACCGGAATGGAAGATGAAAACTAAGAGGTGTAAACATGGATAAGCGAAAAGCAGCTGAAATCATTTTACAGGCTATTGATGATCACGGCCCCGTCCAAGTTAACTGGAATATGGAAAAGCATTGGATTAGTGCCATTCTAAGAGGTCTTACCATGGTTGACTTGGCTGAACAAAAAGAAACCCTAGGAGCAGCCACTCCCAGGGAATCAATGTAACACGAAAATAATTTACACCCCTATTATAAACGGGGATCAGGAGGAAATCAAGATGGATACAAAAATTACCAATAACACAGTTACTTTAATCGGAGAAATTGTTTCCGGTTTTACGTACGACCATGAAGTATTTGGCGAGGGTTTCTATACGGTGGACTTGGCTGTTAAGCGGCTTAGTGAGCAGGTAGATGTTATTCCCCTTACTGTTTCAGAAAGATTGATTGATGTTAGCCTTAATTATATCGGCGCTACCATGGAGGTAAAAGGACAGTTCCGTTCTACTAATCAATTCGGAGAAGGTAAAAAGAGACTTATTCTTTCGGTATTTGTGAAGGAAGCACACCTTTTAAGTGAGACGTTTACTGATTATACAAAGTCAAATTTCATTAAATTGAATGGCTATATTTGTAAGCCTCCTATTTACCGGAAAACTCCACTTCGAAGAGAAATTGCAGATCTGCTTGTTGCGGTGAATCGTCCTTACGGTAAGTCAGATTACATTCCATGCATTGCTTGGGGAAGAAACGCTTCATATGCGTCAGGGCTTTCTGTTGGAACCAAGATGGAAGTTTCTGGAAGAATTCAGAGCCGGGAATATACGAAGAAAGTTAGTGAAAGAGAACTGATACAGAGGATTGCTTACGAGGTTTCTGTTTCAAAGCTAGAGGTGTCAGAAAATGATTAAGGAAAAAGCATTTAACGTGCTGGTAAAAATGGAAATGCCAGCATCACTTTTAGGACTCCAGTACATTACTGAAACAATGGAACTTTTTGACAACGGTTATCTAAATACTAAAATCACAGTATTGTATGACTACATCGGAGAAAGAAATGGCACTACGGGAAGTCGTGTCGAGAGAGCCATGAGACATGCTTTTGAATCCGTAGTTCTTAAAGGACACAATAACATTGTTGAAAAGTATTTATCTTTCGACAATACCAGTAATGCAAATATGTTAAAACTTCTATACCATCGGTTGAAGCAAGAGGAACAAAATCCGGTTAATAGTGGGTCACCAAAGGTAAGTGAAGTTACTGAGATTAATAAGTATTCGGACCCATATCAGACCTTGGAAGATGATATGTTTCGGGCTATACAGAGATTTGTGAAAAAATTAAAGGAGGGAAATGTAAATGCATGTAGTAAAGTTGGTTAGTGCACATTGTGAGAATTTCAAAGGTTTTAAAAACTTTGATATACAATTTGGGGACAAGATTACCGATATCAAGGGTGCAAATGGCTTGGGCAAATCCACCACGGCAGAATTGCTTATGTGGGTGCTTCATGGAGTAGGTAATGACTTGACCAGTAACCCCAAGGTTCGCCGGGAAGTTGATAAGGTCCCTGTGGCTGATGTTCCGGTGGTCGGTGAAATCACTATGGAAGTTGATGGGAAAGAAATTATTGCAAAGAAAGTCCAGAAGCGGGCCACTAAAAAAGATGGTAGTTACTCTGATGATAATACATATTCCATCAATGGTGTGGAAAAGAATCTTAAAGATTTTATTGCCTATTTTGATTTTAGCTTTGATGATTTGTTGATGGGAATGAATATTGGGGCGTTTTTGGATAAGAAGCCAAAGGAGATGAGAGAGTTCCTTTTTAAACTTCCACAAGATATTTCCATTAAAGACATTGTGACTAAGTATCTGGATTTTGCAGAGCTGGTGCCGTTGCTTGAAAAGTATGATATTAAAGAGATTTCTTCTATGAATAAAGCGAGCGTACTGAAATTGAATAAAGAAATCGCTGGTTATCCTGGTCGGATAGATGAAGTCAATCGACAGATAGTGGAAGATGTTGATACGGCTGAACTGGAATTACAGAAAAACGAGTTGCAGCGGCAGATTACAGATATTGAGAAGCAAGAAGAAGATTCCCTTGCACAGTCAAGGCAGTTTGATACCATGTCCAAAGATATTATGGACCTGCAATTTAAGCGCTCCAGTATTGAACAGTCTGCCAATGCAACTCTGATTGAACAGAGGAAAGAGATCCAGAAAAGGATTGATGAAGCAGAACTGCAGTTTCGACAGGCAATGAACAATTCTTCTATGGCGGAAATGGATAAGCAGAGATTACTGGAAGCTATAGATCGAAAAAAAGAACATAAAGCCAGTTTATTAGATGAGTATACAAACACTTCTCAAAGAATCTTCTCCCAATATTCACCGCTTCCTGAATTGGGCTCAGATGTATTTGTTTGCCCGACTTGTGGGCAGGAATTGCCAGAATTAGTTAAAACACAAAAGAAGGATCAGTATGAAATAAATAGCCAGAAGCACCGTGAAATGTATGAGAGTGAAAAGAAGAAATGGGAGCAGCAAAGATCAGACCTCCTAACTTCTATTTCTGAAAAAGGACGTGCATTAAAAAAGGAATTAGAAAAACTGGAGAACGAAGAGCTTATTGCTATTGAGGAATGTCTCAAATTAGCTAATGAGCAGAAGGTTAAATCTAATGGGTCCAAAAACAAGGCAAAGGAGGAAATGAATTCTCTTCCTGCACAGGTTGATCTATCGGATAACCAAGAATATGAATCCCTTTGCCAAGAGATTAATAAAAAGGAAGAAGCTTTAAGATCTGTGAATACTGGCGCAGATTATCGGGCTACCCTGCGTAATCAGAAAGCGGAGATTCAGGCCGAATTGGATTCCGTGAAAGAAAAGATTTCCAGAACAGCTAAAAATGTGGAATTGGAAGAACGATTAACTGAGTTGCGGAATGAACAGTCGCAGAAAGAGCAATCTAAGGCAGATTGTGAAAAAATTCTGGACTTGCTAAATCAGCTTGACCAGAAAAAGAACGAACTTCTAGTTGATTCAATCAATAGTTATTTCGGCGGTAGAGTTACATGGGATTTGTTTGCCTTTGCTAAGAACGGCGGATATAAGAAAGATTACTGTGTGCCAAGGATTGATGGATATGAGATTCATGATAACACAGCAAATCATGGCAGGAAGATTGAAGCTATGATGATTATTGCTCTGACCATTCAGAAAATTGTGGGCATTCAGTGTCCGGTCATTCTTGATGATGGAGAGAGCCTTGACCCATGGCGACTTCCGGTATGTGATAGTCAGTTAATTGTCATGAGCCGAGCCGATAACAAAGAGTTGAAAGTTGAGGTGGCGTAATGCAAATTATTAAAGTTCAGTTTTTAAAGGGGGAAGTACCCAGCGGCAGAGCCTATACATATTTTTCAGATGTAGTGGTATCTGTCGATGATCTGGTACAGATAAATTCTGCTGCAAAAGGTATCGTTACCGAAGTTGACGTACCGGAAAGTGAAATCGAAGCCTTCAGAGATAAGGTAAAATCCATCGTGGGAAAAGTGGTTGCTGAATCAAAGGAAGAACCCAGTGAACATTTTAATGTACTTTATTCCATGGTCGCACAGGAACGCTATTGTAAGGAAAAGGAATATCCCAATTTTGTTCCTAATAACGGAATTTGCTGGAAATGCAATCAGCAGATTTATGCTGAAGGCAAAAATAGAATGGGGAACCTGTCCAAGGGGATATCAGTTGAAAAAGCTGGAAGTGAGTTAATTACTGGCTGTCCTCACTGCAACTGGTCATATTGTGATTGATGGTGATTAAGGAGGATTTATGAAACAGAATCCTTGTAGATATTGTGCTTTTGGCTGGGACCATAATGGTAAACATTTCCCGTCTTACAAGCCGCCTTGCACTGAATGTGAGAATATCAAGAAGCATAGGGAGTACCTGAAATCGAAAAGGAAATTTAAAGAAGGCGAGTTAATCACGACTCTTGATGAACTTCTGAAACATAAATGGGTAATGTGGTATCACCAGACGCGGCATATTGAAGTCATAAAGCATACGCAGTTGGCAACCATATTGCACTGGCTTGATCGAGGAGCGTTTCATATAGCAATGAGAAAGGAAAGTGAGGAAAACAGTGAACCAGGAATTAGTTGAAAGATTTGAAAAGTTATTATTGAAAACAAAGAGACCTGGAATTGAAAATCTCCTTGAGTTTATTCGTAAGAGCGATTTTTATACGGCTCCAGCCAGCACCAGATTCCACGGGGCATGTGAGGGTGGTTTATTGGAACATAGCATTAATGTACTTGATTGCTTGGCAGAGAAGAAAGCAAGCGATAATGCAATCTGGCACAAAGTATTAGTAAACGTACAAAGCGAAAGCATAGTAATTTCAGCATTGCTCCATGACCTTTGCAAAACGTATTTCTATACCACAGAAATGCGGAACAAGAAGGAGGAATCCGGTGCTTGGGTACAAGTTCCCCTCTATACAGTGGATGATAGGATTCCTTATGGGCATGGTGAAAAGTCAGTCATGATGATTGAGGAATACATAAAACTGTTACCGGCTGAAAGATATGCCATTCGCTGGCACATGGGAAGTTATGAACCGAAAGAACTCTGGAATACCCTGGGAACCGCTATGGAAAAATATCCTCTTATTCTGGCATTGCATGAAGCGGACATGGAAGCAACTTATTTATTGGAAAAGGAGAAATAAAGATGGCAGGAGCATTAAAGCATAAGCAGAGAAGTCACCGGAGTTTTTATGAGAACCGTAAAGTTTTGGGAAGCGTGGCAACAGCGGCGGCATACCGCAGTAATTCAAAAAATATGGTCCGACAGGCGGCAGATGTAAATTGGCTTGACAGATTTAAGCAGATGTTTAGAAACCAGAAAGGGGATAAATAATCATGGCAAAACAGGAAATAATGGCAACCGGAACGCAGCAGGCGGCTTTAGTAGTGAATAATGCTTTCATTGACGGTTTAAATACGCAGTTAAAGCAAAAACAGGAATATGGGCTTACATTCCCAGCCGACTATAACCCTACTAATGCTTTAATGGGAGCATACCTCATTTTAAAAGAAACCAAGGACAGAAATGGGAAGTATGTTTTGGATACCTGCTCTCAGGCGAGCATTGCAAATTCTCTCATGGATATGGTAACAATGGGCCTGTCAATGCAGAAACGACAATGTTATCCAATTGCCTATGGCGGAAAGTTACAGTGTCAGGTTTCCTATCATGGACACAAAGCCATGGCACATAGATACGGAGCAAAGGATATTAATGCAGAGGTTATCTATGAAGGAGATACGTTCAAGTATCATATTGAAGATGGCCGAAAGATTCTTGACGAGCATACACAGAATTTTGAAAATATCGATTTGACTAAAATCAAAGGTGCCTATTGTATAGTTATCCTCGATAACGGCAGTACATACATGGAAGTAATGAATATCCATCAGATTAAGACGGCATGGAAGAAAGGCTATGGCTACAAGGAGAACAGTGGCACTCATGCAGAATTCACTGACATGATGGCAAAAAAGACAGTAATCTCCAGAGCCTGCAAACAGATTGTTCAGCAATACGGCGATGTATTTACAATTGAAGCAGCTGACAAGGCAGAAGATATTGATTCAGTAGATGTTGTTGCTGAAGACGTAGCGCATGATGTTCAGATTTATGCCAATGCTCAGGAGTTTCCTATGCCAGGAGAATCAGAAACGATTGAACAGGAAGAAGTGACTGTAGGTGAAGAAGTTCCAGATCAGCAGGCAGAAACTGAACCAGAGACAGCAACGCCAGATCAACAGCAGAAACCTGATTGGGCGTAAAGGAATTGGGTCGCTAACATGAAATTAAAAGTAGTTGGCAGTTCCAGTAAAGGCAACGGATATGCCCTTGTTGCGGAAAATGAGATTCTACTTCTGGAATGTGGTTGTCCGTTCAAAGAAATTAAAAAAACCATTGACTGGCAAATTCTAAAGATAAAAGGTTGTTTGCTCACCCATGGGCATTTAGACCATTCTAAAAATACTAAAGATAATCTAAAAGCCGGAATCCCGGTATTTACCAACGAAGAAACGAAACAAGCCATTGAAGATATACCCGGAGCACAGTTTTACAGCGTGTCAGAGTTTAAGGCAGTACAAATAGGAGGATTCAAGGTTATTCCTTTCCATGTTCCCCATAATGGAACACCGAACTTTGGCTATCTGATTGAGCATGAGGAGATGGGACGATTGCTGTTCGCTACAGATTTTGAGTACATACCGTACAATTTCCAGAAACAGCAGATTCAGCATTTTCTTATTGAAGCGAATTACCAGGAGCAGTTCATTAACAAGGACATTCCGAACTACGAACACAAGCTTCTGGGCCATGCTTCTCTGGAAACCTGTATCGGAGCCATTAAAGCGAACCAGTCACAGAACCTTAGTAGCGTCATAATGTGCCATCTGGGCGCCGGTTCGAGTTCTGGCAAGTATTTTATCAGTGAAATGCAGAAAGTGACTGGTAGGAATGTTAATGTGGATTGTGCAGTGCCAGGGCTTGTTATGGAGATGAATAAAGATCCTTTTTAGCAAAGGAGTTGATTATTACGATTTGCAGTGAGAAAAGCATTCCCATGTTTAATAAAAATCAAAATGATATTGAAATGCTTCGTTACATGGAACCTCAGGACAGAAGAGAGTCCTTAATCAAAAATAATATAAGGCTGGCTATTTCAGTAGCGCAGAAGTTCAGCTATGAAGAGGATTATGAATCAGTTGCAATGATAGGTCTAATTAAAGCAGTGGATACTTTTAATTTAGACAAAGAAATTCAGTTTGCAACTTATGCATCGATGGTAATTCGTAATGAAATTTTAATGTATATACGAAAAATGAAAAAGCACTCTTCCAATATATCATTTGAAACAATAATAAATTGTGATTCAGATGGAATTACACTATCAATAGCAGATGTGTTGGAGTATGAAGATGAATCATTTTATAACGTTGAACAGATTGAGCAAAGAAAAAAGCTTTATGATGTAATATGTTCTCTTCCGGATAGAGAATGTAAGATCATTTGCTTACTTTATGGTCTTGGGGAAAAGGTACACACTCAAAAACAAGTGGCTGAACGGCTTGGGATTTCTCAATCTTATATCAGCCGATTGGAAAAAAACATATTAAAAAAGATGAAATCAATGTTGAAAAACTACAGATAAATATGACCGTAATGTCTTTAAACTAAAAGATGCTTTTAACCCGGGTTGAAATATATGTAACTGTTAATTAGTGCCTATGGAGGGAAATATTATGGCAAAGGTAAATTTGGAAGAACTGGCAGATGGAGGATTACAGGAACTGTATTCAGCGGCACAAGAAAAAGTGTTACAAAACATGCAGGATCCTAATACTCCCTATAAAAACAAAAGAGCTGTTACTATTAAGCTAACATTTGAGCAAAATGAGGACAGAGATGATACTCAAGTAAACATTTCTGTTGAAACAAAACTGGCTCCTGTTAAGCCAATTGTTACCAGAATGGCTATCGGCAAGGATCTAAAGACTGGAAAGGTTTTTGCTCAGGAGTATGGGGGACAGCTTCGTGGCCAGATGTCTATGGAAGACTATCAGACATCGCAAGGAGATTTAAAGGTTGATGGTAAGACTGTTGATCCTGAAACTGGGGAAATCAAGGAAGAATCAGATAGCAAAGTAGTAGATTTGAGAACAGCCAAACAGGCTTAAGGAGGATTTGAGTTATGGATATGACAAGAGAAGCATTACAGTATGTGGTTGGATTAAAAGAGGCAAAGCTCCTGGAGATTAACGGAGATACATATACCGATAAGGAGATTTATCGTGTTGACAATAATCTTCGTGCGGCGGTCATTGAGATGAATACTCTTACCAGTTTGGTTGACTATGCAAAGGCATTCACTAATGAAATGTCTGATCAAATGCTGGTACAGGTAGTTTCTCCAACGGAAGTCAAATTAATTTCCTGTCTTGATACAGATCGGAGGCGTGAATGTCTTGTAAGTGTGAAAGCCATGATCCCGGAATTTGGATATGGCAGATACATTGATCATGAAAGCTTCATTATTGCATTACAGTCAAAGTTTATCGACAATAATGACAGAGCCTTATTGCTTAAATTTGCTGGAACTGTAAAAGATGAATCCATTGCACAGTATGGAGATGACGGGGTGACTCAGAAAGCTACCGTTAAAACGGGTATTTCTTCTGTAGGAGATGCTATTGTCCCAAATCCTGTTCATTTGCGCCCGTTCCGTACATTCATCGAAGTAGAGCAGCCCGAAAGCGCTTTTGTATTCCGCATGCGTCAAAGCAACGGCGTAGAATGTGCCATTTTTGAAGCTGATGGCGGAGCATGGAAGAATGAAGCCATGAACAATATCAAAAAATATCTTGAGCTTGCCCTGGAAGAATTACCACAGTTTACAGTGATTTCATAACATCAATACCGCCGGTTCAGCAATGGACCGGCGGAGAAAGAAGGGCATAAGTATGAACCGAGTAATTATAATGGGCCGTTTAGTTCGTGACCCAGAAGTAAAATATTCTCAAGGTGAACGTAGCATCGCAATCGCAAGATATACCCTTGCAGTAGATCGAAAAAAACGTAAGGGACAAGATAATAATGAACAGACAGCAGATTTTATCAACTGTATAGCGTTTGATAAAGGTGGCGAGTTTACAGAGAAGTATTTCCGACAGGGAATGAGAGTATTGGTTTCTGGAAGGATTCAGACTGGAAGTTATACAAATAAGGACGGCGTAAAGGTCTATACAACAGATATTATTGTTGAGGAACAGGAGTTTGCTGACAGCAAGACTACCTCTTCTGGCGGCAGTCAGCCTACAAGCAGACCAGAACCTTCCAACTCTGCTGGAGATGGTTTTATGAATATCCCTGATGGTGTCGAAGATGAAGGCCTTCCATTTAACTAATCGGAGGTGCCGTGCATGAAAAAGAAAAACGAGCCTAAGCCCTCAGAAGTGATAAAAGGTTTTCTTGATTATATGGCCAGTTGCCAGAAAGAATATCAGGCTGCTTGTACAGAAATGTTTGCAGAGGATAAGAAGCATCAGGATTTTGTCCATGCTATTGAATTTGAAAGCAACGCCAAAGAACGGAGCAAAATAGCCACTCAATTCAATATCAGCCGAAACAGACGAAGAACAGCAAAGGACAGATCCCTTAAGCTTGAAAAGATTGCAAAGTTCTATACAGATAAAGCCAACAAGCCTTATATTGATAAATTGCGTAGCATGGTTAAGGACCAGAAGGAAGAAGAAAAATGGCTTGAAGGTGAGCGTGTTTATTATCTCCGGGGAGGTGGTTCGGCTTGATTCTGGAGGATACGAGACAGCAGGAAAAGAAGCATGAGACCAAACATCAATACTTCCGGTCAGTAGGTATTCATTGTAACCGTACTTGTTTATATTGCGGAGATTATACTCTTCCGGCAGATCAAAGTATTTGTATTGATACTAAAAAGGATATAGCAGAACTTATAGGGGTTATCCAGGTTAAGCAAATACCTAAAAAAGAAGTGAAAGATAAAGTATATGAAATCTGTAAAAATGAGCGCATTTCATTTGATCTTGCTGATGAAATATATCATGCGATATGTGACGATGATGAAGATCGATTTGCAGAAAAAGATATAAATGAAGTTTGCTACAAACATGCTTTATCTGAAAGCATAATGGCTTCATTTCAGGCTCTTTATGTCAAGCGACACGGATTCTTCCACCGAGGACTAAAACGGGCGCAGAATAGTGGAATATGGCTTTACATACTAGTGGAAAACGAAGACGGTGTTACTTGTATTGACAACTTGATTGATTGGATAAATCCCAGGTTAGATAGGTACTTAAAAATTAAGGAAATGCATTCCTATGGTAAATGGAGGAAGATCCCATTACCAAAGGCAGAGCCTACACCAGGGCCCAAACTTGCTAAGGCGTGTATGACGATGGAGCAGAAGTACGGTTGCAGATTCCTTTTCTGCAGGCCGGAAGAATCAGGAGCAAAGATTTTAGAATTGCTGGGAGTTTCTAAAACAGAAAATTAAAATAGCTGACCGGAAGTAGAATCTCCGGTCAGAAAATAAGATTTGGTAGGTGGTGCTTTGATATGGAATGCCCAATTGTTCCGACAATACAGTGTCAATTGAATTGTCCTTATTGTGAATGTAAAAAACTAATTACAGCTGATGAAATGCGATTGTCAGAGCAGATTGATAATGACATAGATATTAAACCTCTTCCTTATGATCGTAGAACTAGGTGGGTAAGAAATAATCCAGAACGGAATAAGGCCAATAAACACAGACATTACATAGAAAATTATGATATTTATAAGGCCAGAAGAGAGGCTTATTATCAGGCTAACAAAGAAGAAATATTAGCTAAGCTGCATGAATATTACCAGCAGAATAAGGAACTTATAAACGCCCGTGATCGCGATAAAAAACGTGAAAGATGGGCTGAGAATCCAGAGTATTACAGAGAAAAGCAGAGAGATTACCGGGCAAAAAAGAAAGCTCAAAAATTGTAGAGATTGGGGTGTGAATATGGCTGAAAAAAGGATGTTTTCCGTAAAAATCATTGACAGCGATGCGTTTTTGGAAATGCCGTTATCAACTCAAGCATTATATTTTCATTTATCAATGAGAGCAGATGATGATGGATTCTTAAACAATGCTAAAAAGATTATGAGAAATATAAGTGCTACACAGAATGATTATGACTTGCTTCTAATGAAGCGTTTTATTATTAGTTTCCCTGATGGGATCTGCGTAATTAAACATTGGAGAATTAACAATTATTTGCGAAAAGACCGTTATACAGAAACTTTATACAGTGAAGAATTGGCAATGCTTGATGTTAAGGAAAATGGTACTTATTCTTTAAAAGAGGAATCAGGTATACCCAATGACAACCAAGAAGATACCAACTTGTTACCAATCAACAACCAAGGTGTACCAGTTGGGAGCATAGAGAAGAATAGAGTAGAGAAGAGTAGAGAAGAAAAGAATACAGTATCTAACGATACTGTTCGTAGCACTGACGTGCAACGGATTATTGATGCTTGGAATTCTTTGCCTGGATTGAACCGTATTACAAAACTCGTTTCAGGCTCTCAACGTTATGATTGGTTAAAGGTTCGAATTAGAGATTTCGGAATTGATGAAGTTCTAAAGGCCATTGATAATATTCGCTACAGTCCTTTTCTCCTTGGACAAGGCAAAGGAGGCTGGACTGTCACCTTTGACTGGTTTGTAAGACCGAACAATTTTCCTAAAGTACTTGATGGAAATTACCTTGAAAACAAGCCAGATGAGCCACGGCCTACTGATGACGGAGGAGAAGTATGGCAGTAGGGCATAAAGTATTTGAACCTGATGAGATCCGCAAGACAATTAATGTCATAAAGCCAGAAGGAGAACTATTTGAGGTCCGGTGCCTGGAAGCGAATGGTCGTAAAGTCTACAGCGGATACTTTAAATCTCCAGAATCCTTGATTGATCAGCTTTGCAGATTAAATTCTACAGACAGTAATATTTACATAACTCTTGGAAAGGTAAAAGAAGATTGTTATTCACGAGAGCAGCGAGAAAAGTTCATCATGAATGCCAAGAATACAACTAATGACAATGATGTTGTGGGATATAAATGGCTCTTTGTAGACGTAGATCCTCAGCGCCCAGCCGGTGTTTCCAGTTCTGATGAGCAGTTACAGAAAGCAAAAGAACGTGGCAACCAGATTTATGTGTTCATGAAAAATCTTGGTTTTAATGATCCGGTAACAGCTTTGAGCGGTAACGGTATTCACCTGCTATACCGGATACAGATTGCCAATAATGAGGAAAACAAGGCACTGGTTAAAAAATGCTTATCAGCTCTAGATATGTTCTTCAGCGATGACGAATTAAAAATTGATACCACAAACTTTAATCCTTCCCGGATCTGTAAATTATATGGGACCATGGCAAGAAAAGGTAGCAACACAGAACAGAATCCGCACAGACTTAGTCATTTGCTTACAGAGGGCAGTCAGGAGCCTACGGATCGGATGTACCTAGAGAAGTTGGTTGCCATGCTTCCTGAAAAAGAGGAGAAGTCCCAGAAGTACAATAACTACAATCCCAAAGATTTTGATTTGGAAGAATGGATGCAACGGTACAATGTCCGGAACAGAAAAGCCAGTTATAGTGAAGGCACTAAGTTTATTTTGGACGAGTGTCCTTTTGATAGCAACCATAAGGGTAAGGATGCCTGTATCTTTCAGACTCGATCCGGTGCAATTGGATTTCACTGTTTCCATAATTCCTGCTCAGATAAGACATGGCAAGATGTAAGAAAGCTATATGAGCCAGATGCTTATGAAAAGCGGCAGCAAGATTATGAACGAAAGATTTACTCACGGGGGGCGATTCAACAACGGCAGATGCAGAGCATAGTTCCGGTACAGGGAAATCCAGTGTTTTATACGGCGAGAAATATATTGGACCTGCAGGTACCAGAAGAACGGTTTGTGAAAAGTGGAATTATTGACCTTGATAAGAAACTGAGGGGATTAAAAAAGGGATATGTAACTGTTATGTCAGGCTTGAGAGCTTCTGGCAAGTCCAGTGTCATATCAGAAATAACCTTGGATGCCGTGGAATCTGGAAACAATGTAGGAATTTTTTCTGGAGAACTTGCTCCAAAAAACTTCATGAGGTGGATGGACTTGCAGGCTGCCGGGAGGGGATATACAGAGCCAACGCAATTTGAAGGATATTACAATGTTTCCCGGAACTATAAAGAGCAAATTGCAGATTGGCTAGGTCAGCATTTCTTCCTGTACAACAATGATTACGGCAATGATTACCGAGCGGTAGCAGAACAGTTTGAAAAGGCTATTGAGGAAAAGAAGCTGGATTTGTTGATTCTGGATAACCTGATGGCTTTCAATATCCTTTGCCTATCTGATAACAAATTCGAAGCGCAGACAGCCTTTATTCTAGATATGCAGCGTATAGCAAAGAGACATAATGTTCATGTGTTATTTATAGCACACCCGAGAAAGGCAATGGGCTTTCTTCGGCTTGATGATATATCTGGTACCGCGGATTTGGGTAATGCAGTTGATAATGCCCTGATAGTACACAGGGTTAATAATGACTTTAAAAGACTTGGTAAGCAGATGTTTGGCTGGAATGATAATAATCCGTTATTTGAATCCACCAACGTTATCGAAATCGCAAAGGATCGTGACGGCGGCACAATGGATTATTTCGTTCCCTTGCACTACGAAACAGAAACAAAGCGGCTTAAAAACTCGCCTGCTGAAAATAAAATCTATGGCTGGAACATATCTGATGATGGATTTTACAATGTGGAGCAAGGAGAGATTCCATTTTAGAATAGGGGACGTATATTGTGATACTAAGCACTTCAAAGCCTACACGGGAAGAACGTGCGGCAATGTCCAAAGATGAATTAATTAGAGCAGTCTGGCTCCATGATGATGTGTTTGAATGCTTGAGGTGGAAACCGATTAAGGGGGTCGCCTAAACGTGACGGGGAGTATGATGTTATTTTCTCTTTGGATGAATAAATATGATCCAAAGATCAACCAAAAAGTCGACTATGCCTACAATTATATCAAATAAGATCTCCATTTTATTCCTTTCATATCAGTTGGCATCTAATATCGCGTCATTTCTTTAAATATTTAATGCAGCACAGGAAAACCATAACATAGACAACATATTTAAACACTTCAAGTAACATAAAAAGTAGCGGTAAGTATGCAACCATAGAAACCTCCAAGTTTTTTCTTAAGTATATAATAAGCTGTTTGAAAATAATAGTAGGTTTATTATTAAAGTTGTTTTACAAAACTCGAATATGGTTAACCATGGAGGGACATTTGACTCTGACAAGGAATTAAAAATGGTCAGTTCATGAGGCACTGACCAAATAAAAAAATCACTTTTCAAGTTGATCAATTCTAAAATTAATTATCATAAAAACTAAGGATCTTGTGATGAGGTAAATAATGCTAAAAAGGCCTAAGCAAGCCAGTGTTTGAACTAAGTTTATATTGGGAGATTTAAGATAAGAAAAAATATATATAAAAACTGATATTGATAATGGAAAAAAGGCATTGAAAATAAATTTTTTTATATTATTTTTATATGTTAAATCACACTCTATTTTATTGGATAAAAAAGTAAGAGAGAAATTAAATCCTAACAAAAGAAAAGTTAAATTCAAAATCCACTCAGAGATATCCTTTAGACTTTCAGATGTAAAACAATGAGTATAAGCTAAATACATACTAGAAGCCACGGAAAATGCTATAAACAATACGGTTACTGTTCTAAGTAACCAAATTGGAGGTGAATAATATTCTGGAACCTTAGATAGATTTGAGTTCTTGCGATTAGACATATAACTTCTCCTTTTATAATTAATTATTCTAGTTATATTATCGGCACAGTAAGAGGGAATTGTAAGAAGATTAAAATTGATTGATTTAGAAGGGAGCCTAATGGAACATAGGTTAAAAACAGTTCAGCCGTATTTCATGGATGTACAAAATGGTCTTAAATTATTTGAATTACGAAAAAATGATAGAGATTTTCACCCTGGGGACATTTTAGTCCTGGAAGAGTTTAATGATACAGGAAGTGTTTTTGCAAGTGGTTATACTGGCATGGTGGTTAGAAAAAGGGTTTCTTATGTCTTAAAAGACTGCCCTGAACACTATGGCTTAAAAAGTGGTTACTGTATTTTAGGATTAGTAGATTAAACGAAGATTTAAAAAAAATATTGTTCCTTGATAATTGAATATTGATAGTTGGCGTGGTATGATTCTTTTATAACTAAAGATGGGGAGTATTATGATGGATTGGAATATATTTTGGTCAGCATTTGGCGCAATAGGAACTACTGCAGGTTCATTAATTACAGCGGCTGCAGTAGTTGTATCGGTCATACAGTATAGGCAACCATTATTGAAAAAACTTAAGATAACTTTTTCATGTTCTTTGATTGGTTCTGAACAAGGTCCGAAATTGCATTATGTTATTGGTGTTGGGAATAGAGGAATAAGAGAATGTAGCATAAAAAGTCTTATCATTAAAGGCAAGACGCAAGATTTATATTTGAATTTTACTCAAATTAAGGGTGATGGACATGTAAAATTTCCGTTTCTACTTAAACAAGAGGATTGGAAAGATATTATTTTTGATTATGAATTGTTTAGAAGTGTGATAAAAAAACAATTAGAAAATGGCTGGGTACCAAAAGAAAGAAAGTTAATAATATACGTCAGAGATTCAGTGGGTGATGAACACCGCGGAAAATCAAAGATTAAAATGAGTGCATTTTTATAATGACATTTTACCAACTATCAATATTGATCTGACCCCAAAAAGTTAGACAAAAATTAAATTAAACAGTTAATGAGGATTGAAGCCTATATTGTACAGGACTCAGTCCTTTTAGTTTGCTCTTAATCCTTCTGTTATTAT